GTGGGGCGGTGACAATCACGCGCAGCACGAGCGTCCCGACAGTCGCTGAGGCGGGCGTCCTGTTCAATTACTCGCTAGATATAGATGTGACAACCGCTGATGGATCATTGGCCGCTGGCGATTACTATTCAATCTCGACTCGTCTTGAAGGATTCAACTGGCGGCATTTTGCCCAACGCGCTCTCATCCTTAGTTTTTGGGTCTATGCTACGAAAACAGGAGAGCATTCAGTATCGTTTTCCAATAGTGGGAGTGACCGATCATACATCGGGACATACGCCGTAAGTGCGACAAACACATGGGAATATAAAACCGTGACCGTCTCTGCGTCGCCAAGCGCAGGGACGTGGGATTATACCAATGGACTTGGCCTAGCAATTCGATTCAACGTGGGGGCTGGCAGTACGTTTCATTCGACTGCAGGCACCTGGCAGACAGGGAATTATCTTACGACAGCCACATCCGTGAACGATATGGACTCCACGAGTAACTATTTTCGCATGACCGGCGTGAAACTGGAACTCGGCAGCGTGGCGACTCCCTTGCAGCCAGAGGACATTGGCGAGACCTACCGAAGATGCCAACGGTATAAATGCCAGACCTACTCGTATGGCACCGCAGCTGGAGCCTCGCCAGCAACTGCGGGAGCCGTCGCCATGAATTCCAATGGATCATTGTCGGGATCAGCGAAAGCCACGTGGGATTTCCCCGTAGAAATGCGATCTGCGCCGACCCTAACATTATATTCCCCACAAACGGGGGCGTCTGGGAATTGCTATCGGGTCTTAGGGGCGGCGGATGTGGCGGCAGCATCTACCTATGTAGGGACGAGGAGCGCCACGCTGTATAACGACGGCGCGGTCACGGATACCGAAACCATTATTTTCCATGCCGTGGCCTCGGCGCGGTTATAACGAAGAGGGCTACAATGTATAAGCTACGGATTGGTGGCGTTAAGCGGTTGGCAGATGGGGCGTGCATCCCGAACGATCCGAGCAATACGGACTGGCAGAGATATCTAGCATGGGTGGCAGCCGGTAATATGCCGCTGCCCGCCGATCCTCCGCCAGCGTCTCTCGACTTGAGCGACAGTGATAATTTGGAGAAGGCGCTGAAGGCTACGCTGCTTTGTGTGGCGCAGGTGGGTGGGCTGACAGTGCCGCAGATTCGGGCGATGTTCAAGAACAAGTGGGACTCGTTACCTTAAATAGATTAGGAATCTGATATATGGCTATTGTAGGAACACAGGGTACTCCGGTAGTTTCCACGGTCAGGGACTTGATTAATCGGGCATTTCGTTTCATTCACGTGCTGGGGGCCGGTGAGACTCTCACTGTGGATGAAGCTGAAGAAGCCTTCGATGTCCTTAACGGGCTGATCGAACAGGCCAATGTGGATAAATTGTTAGGTTATTATAAAACCGAGATTGTAGTCCCTTGTACGAGCGACAAAGCCGTCTATACCATTGGCCCAGCCTCCACGGTCCCTGACGTGACTGCCCCGCGACCCGTAGAAATCATTAATGGGTATTCTAGGCGCGACGGCATCGATCTCCCAATGTTTATAGGTCACAAAGATGACTACGATGGTATAAGACAAAAGAGCGTCAAATCTGGCGGCTGGACGCAAGTGGCGTGGTATGAACCTACCTGGCCTAAAGGGACATTGACGATTTATCAAGTTCCAGCAGATGGGCGTACTGAACTCCATTTAACGGCTATGGCAGAGATCCCAGTTTTCACAAGTTTGGACGATGGGGTATCTCTTCCCCCCACCTATACTTTTTGGATGGTCTACAAATTAGGGGAACGTTTAAGTCCTGAATACGGGATGGAGTTCACCCAGAAGATGCAAGATATCCTGACAAGTACAGAAGCGACACTGAAGAGGAACAATATCAAGCCCTTCCCTGTGGCCGGTTCTGGATTATCAGGACTTTCTTCTGTGGGTGAGAAGTACAATGTGTATGCAGATAATAGTAGGAAATAGATGACTGACACTATTACACCACAGGGAAGAGGATCTTCATTTATCGGGCAAAAATCCATTTCCATATTTGGGTTGGGTCCTCAACAACGATCCCCCTATGTCTCCACCGTAAATAGAATCAATGCAGTAGTCGAAATGACGGAAAACGGGAGACAGCAGGCTGCGATCTATGGACTACCTGGAATGAGTCAGATCGTTTCAGTAGGAAGTGACCCTCCCCGTGCTTTCTACATGCGTGAGGGTGAGTTAACCATCTATTTCATAGCATTAAATAAATTCAAAAAGTATGTGATCGGGGGGTCCATCACTGAACTTGGAACTATACCTACTTCCGTTGGACCGGCATGGATTTCCGATAACGGTACTCAGCTTTTCGTTAATGATGGAACATCTGCTTATATCTACAATACCTCCACGTTAGTATGGACACAGATTACAGACGTAGACTACCCTACGGGTGCTCGTGGTGGAACTTTTTTGGGCGGGAGATTCTGGGTCTATACGACTTCAGGAGTGAATGCGGGTCGAGTTTATGCTAGCGATCAGTACGCAGGGCTTGCTTGGGACGGATTAAACTTCTTCACCCCCGAAGCAATCCCAGACGGAATTATGGCTGTCGAAAGGTGGTTTAATGATCTGGTCGTATTTGGAAGATCATCGATCGAATGGTGGTCGGCCGTATCAGTTACTTTAGCTGGATCATTAGGATTTCAGCCCGTCACAGGGGCCAATACTGAGGTAGGGTTAGTGGGGGAATTGGCGATCGGTCGTGCCGGTCAAAAGATGATGTTTTTAGGTAGATCTAAAGGACAAGCAGGAGTTTATGAAATCGCCAATTACGCCGCAAAACCAGTAAGCAATCCAGCTATCGACGATGATATATCCAAGCGCGTAGGACATGCCACATGTGTTGCCACCGGCTTTATGGTCGGGAATCACCCAATAATTCAATTTTCTTTCAGAGGTTCAACTGTACTAGATTCGATTACCTGGGCGATCGACGTATCTAATGGGTTATGGTGTAAGAGGGAAAGTTACCAAAAAGCCTATTACCGTGGGCTTTTTGCGGTTACGACTGTTGAAAGAATTTTCATGTCAGATGCCTTTACTGGGATCATCTATGAAGTTCTAGGAGATGTATATACTGAAGGGTCCGACCCTTTAATATTCGAAATAACTAGTATACATCTTTTGAAAGAAGGGGATATGTTAACGGTGCATTCCCTTCAAGTAGATTGTGAAACGGGGCTTGGAGCACCAGGCAGCAACCCCCAGGCAATTATACAGATCTCTAAAGATGGTGGACACACTTGGAGTAGTGAAGCATGGGTTACTATGATAGGTAAGACTGGTGAATATACAAGGAGAGTGCGTAGAAGGCGCATTGGGGCTGCTAGAGATATTGCCATACGATTCCGGATCACCGATCCAGTTAAACGAGTAGTTACAGGCGCGTACATATTGGCTGAACCAGGACTATCATGAATCATATCGCAACGCCCCCAACTCAAGTTTCTCTTAGTGATAATGAGGGGTTTCCTGGAGCATGGCAGCAATGGTTTTCGATCCTTGAAAGATTATTCAATACTATGCAAGGTACCGGAACCACAGCGCAACGTCCTAACCCAGCCCCGTTTATCGGGTATATGTATTATGATACTACGATAAATAGACCAATATGGGCTAGCACGCTCACTACCTGGCGATATTCAGATGGGACAGCCGCATGAGCACCGATTTAAAAGTCAATACTGAAGTAGTTGCCCAAAGTAAAACTAGGATGGAAATCCTTGCGCTGGAAGAGAAGATCCGCGCAATCTCTATGGAGCAGAATTCGACCCCCAATTGTCCGTTAAAACATCACTTCGCCCCAGGATCTTACTGTAGGGAGATCTTTATTCCTCAAGGTATGATGGTAATTGGGAAGATCCATAAGCATGCACACATCAACATTTTATCCAAAGGGCATGTGTTAGTTTACACGGAACAGGGACCAGAGGAGTTTGAAGCCCCCCGCACTTGGACGTCCGAGCCTGGTACGAAGCGAGTTGTGTATGCCGTCACTGATGTGGTGTGGAATACCATCCACGTGACTGAAGAGACCGACCTGGAGGCCATAGAGGATTTTGTGATCGCGAAGACTTACGAAGATTATGATGCTTTCAGGAAGCAATTATATATTAATAAAGGTCAAGAGGTAATAAAATGAGTTGGATAGCTACTGGGGTAGGCGTTGCTGGTGCCGTAGGTGGGGGCCTTTTGGCTTCTCAAGGTGCTAAGAAGCAATTGGCAGGAATGCGAGAAGCGGTTGAGTATCAAAAACAAAAAGATAGGGAAACCCAATCTCGGTTTCTACCGTACCAAGAATTCGGAAAAGAAAATATTAACGCGTTCAATAAATGGAATGACCCCAATCTGAACCCCCAATCAGGTTACAGAGACCCTGGTTATGACTGGAGATTCTCCGAGGGCCTTAAGGGATTATACTCCAATGCAGGGGTTAATGGAATGCTGCAGAGTGGAGACACCCTCAGGGCTGCTCAGACGTACGGCCAAGATATGGCATCCCAAGAGTACAAGAACGCCTTTGATAGATGGTTAGGTGAAGGAAAATTCAGGGGCGATATGGTAGGTATGGGACAAAATGCTGTAGCTTGGCAGGGGAATCTAGGTCAGGCAGCAGCCACGAATGTTTCTAACATGGCGGAAAACACTGACTACGGGGCACCAGATCGTGTATGGGCTGATGTGGCTTCAGGGGTGGGTGGAATGGCTGGGAATTCCCTCGCGAAGTATATAAATGCAAGGCCACAGAACCGCGTTCCTGGTGGATCTAATATCTTTAGTCCACAAGGCCCATCGGTGCAACCACGTAATCTCGACGGCTCTGTAATGGTGTATTAGAGGAACTATGGCAAACTATAACAATTTCTCCCCTATCTTAGGTGTAGCTCGTGGTCAGGCGGTTGCTGATAGTATATCCAGGGCTGAAGCGGAAGGGAGAGCACTCCAAGAGCAGTTAGCCCTTAAGAGAGCCGCTGGTCAGATCGGTGAAATGCCTTACTATGCGGGATTCGAAGGGGAACCTGGGGCGCAACGCCCTAATTTTCTGAGGGAGTTATATCAGCAGGGTAATCTTAAAGATGCTATGGCTGTCGAAGGGCTTCTGACATCCACCCTTGGGGTAAATCGAGACATCAAGAAGGCTGGAGAGATCGAGAGGCTCAAAAAAGAAGCGGACGCCAAAGTGTATATGGGCTTGATAGACAGGTTCATGGGCGGTGATGCTTCCGGTGGTGGGGTTAACATGTTTGAAAGGGTAATGGGGGGATCGACCCAAGAAGGACCGATCGTCGCCCAATCCCAGGAAGCACAGGTAACGACTGCTGCCCCCTCTGGAAACGCTCCGGAAGCTCCGTCGATCCCAGGTCCGCAGGGTGGTTATCAAAGACCAATTACTGCCCCCACCCCTCGTTTATCGGGGGAAGAATCTGGGGTTGAATCAAGTTTCGAAGTGACCCCCTATGGACCCAAGTTGGGGTTCAAAAAGATGTCTCCGTTTGAAAAAAAGCTGAAAACGAGCGAAGACGAGACCAGGAGACAGACTGCCCAGACTGGATCGGACGCTGAAAAACGGCAGGCGCTTCAAGCGGCCCACGATAATGTCAGGAGAATAACGACTGAGATCACCAATACCAACAAACTCATGCAGAATAGAGATATTCCGTGGGAAGAGGGATTGGCTCAAATCGAAGAACTTAGGAGAGAACTGGATCTATCCGTAAAGGAACGTGACCAGTTGTTGTCCGGTAAGGTTGCCCCAACTCCTGTCCCTGCTCCCGTCGCTCCTATTAAGCCCCCAAGCGTTGGAGCATTACCGGCTACTCCTAAACCATCAATCGCCGGCCCTCCCAAGTTTACGGAGAAGGAACAGGCGGCGATGGACATGAAGAATCGAGAAGAGGAGATTGCTGCAGCGAATAAAGAGATAGTGAATGCTCGATTGGGCGCTGAAAAGATCCTTAAGTATAAGCGTCAAATCAATGAATTGTTTGACCTAGTAACGAAAAATGATATAGGGCATCCATCTATGGAGGGCATACCTCTATCTGAGAATATATTGACGATGGATAAGACGAATGCCCAGGTTAAGAAGCTCGCTGAAGGCATTATTAATATGTTTTCAGAACCAGGGCAATCGCAAATGATGAATACGATCGTGGAGAGACAGATGCAGGGGGCAGTAGTCCCTAATCTTTTCAGTGACCCGCAACTCAATAAACAGAATGCGGCCATCCTACGATCTAACGTGGAACATCTGCAGACTTTCCCAGGATTCTTAGAGAAGTGGAAGAAGAGTCACAATGGAACTTTGGAGGGGGCTGCAGACGCCTGGATCGATTACACCGAAAACAACCCATTATATATCTTCGAAAAAGATAAGAGGGGAAAAGTAACGGTTAAAGAAAACCCCCACGTATACCCTTGGCCCCAATGGTTGAAGAAGAGGGAACAGGAGCAGGGCAGAAGGACGAGAGTAATTAGAGGAAGAACCTTTATTGAACAAGAGGACGGCTCCTGGATGGAGCAGCAATAGTGCATAACAGTTGGGAAGACTTCATGGATATTTTGAAAGGGGAGGCCCCGATGGGGGAATTACCGAAGCAGATTGCACCATGGA